ATTTCTCCAGTCATCGGGTAAAGTCTCTTCACTAAACCATCTAAAGTTATTTGTTTCAGCCCATTCAGCATGGGTACGTTTTGTTCCATCCTTCCTTACCTTTGCTCCCGGCATAGGAGAGAAAGGCTTTTGAAATAAGAAGACTAGCTCCATGTTTGCAGGTAAGGCTTCTCTTATCCACAGATACTTACTGTATTCAGCGTGGTCCCAAAACCTACCCTTTGCTTCTAACAATATAGTTTTATCTTCTATTGTTTTGGCAAAGTCTACTTCGTAATCTTTCTTGATGATATACTTAATAGACTCATAGTGATGTTTCCAGTCTTGTAATATAGTTTCATGTAAGGTAACTTCCCACATGCTATCATATCCTTTAGGTATTCCTATCTTCTTTGGTCTCGGTTTACGAGGTACTCTTTTAGGCATTGATATTCTCCAGTGTTACATTGGGGTTACGTTTTACTTTTTTATAAAACCATTTTAAAGTATAAGCACTCATTCTAAATTGTCCACCTGCAAAGATATGTGTTTGCGTAGGTAAGAACTCATCTAGGTTTTGTCTCTTGATTCTATTAGGGTCTTCTCCATCAGGAACCATAGTTCTAATCCACTCAATTAGTAAGTCTTCTGCCCTACGTCTTAATTGTTTTGATCTTCTTCCACTCATATTTGTGTTACCTCAATAACTTTAGGGGGCTTAGGTGTCTGAGTTAAGTATCTCAATCCGTTAGAATATTTAAATACTCTTAAACCTTTACCTTCATTAGAATCTTTATGACATTCAAACTTATGCCTACAGTATACACACTCTCTAGCAAGTTGCATGTTACCAGACTTACCATCAGGTATAGGATTATAACACAGACTTGGTGGATTATCTAGCTTAATAGCAGCTTTAATATTTTTTATTTTACTTTTAATATTAGGCTTATCAAATTCATCAGGTCTGTACAAAGCTAACTCACCAGACTCTTTATTAAGAGCAAGGAATCCACCTTTGTTTGTGCCTTGTGCTTCTTCATATCCAGCAAGTTGAGCCATGTATCCAAACATGTCATTTTCTGCAAGAGTACCGTCTTTAAATTTCTTGAACGCATAACCAGAAGCAGTCTTAATATCTACAACCTCCCCATCAATAACACAGTCCATGTGTCCTTTGATTCCAGATACTTTGATTTCTTTTTGTTCATCAGTAACTGTATGTCCAGATAGCTTGATAAGAAATATAACTATCTCTTCAAGTAAATGTCCATATAAAAACTTAATGAATAAAGATGGTGGCATCCTTTCAGGAGTACCTTCTGACTTCATATCAAACCATAACTGTCGTGACTTCCTGCCTATGTTAGACATGCGTAAGGTTGCATCACCTCTTGGTTCAGGGTGAGACCACTTGTAAAGTATGTCTTTCATAGACTCACCGAACTGTTCTATGGTGTCCTCATCTAGGTCAATATGCTCACCATCAGCAAGTACACCTATCTTATTATATATATCTTCGACTAATGTGTCAAGGGTTTTCTTTGATTTAGCCATGTTTAAACGACCTCCATGTTATTTATTATATCTTTCGCTGTTTTTAAGTCTAACTTAAACCACTCACCTTTACGTTTGTCTGCTTTCTTAGCACATAAAGTATGAGCTGTTTGTTCAGCAGTTCTTCTATCATCAAAGTATTTTTTAAACTTTAATTTAAAATCTCTAAGAGGACTAGATGTTTGATAACCTTTGCATCTGTCTTCAGAGTCAATAGCCATGCCAACTTTAATCCAGCCTTTCCAAGCAGGATTAGTTATGATATATACTTCTCCTTCTGTAGAAAGTTCATAATTCTGTAAAGAACTAAACGCAGCATCATCAAAGCTTTTATATCTTCCTGCTTTATATAGTGGATGAGATTGAGATATATATTTACTATTTACAAACATTCTCTTATCGTTTTTTCTAACATGAGATTCAACTCTTTCTCTTTGTCCGCTTGGTCTTATGTACCACCACTCACCGTCTTCAAATCTTTTACTTGCTACTCTAGTGTGTTTCATATGTTTCCAAAGACCTACATGACTAATGTATCTGTTGCTTTTTTCAGACAACCAAGAAGCCACTGTTCGTGTAGATTCTCCGTGTGTAACTTTATATTCTGCTTTTTTTAATAACTCTAGTTCCTCCTTTATAGGCTTAAGGTAGCCACTTACTTCGCTTTCTTCGTAGCCAAAGTCAATAGTTGATGTTTTTCTTTTAATGTAATTGTTAGGTATATCAATGTGTTTCACTCCAGTTCCTCCCTACTTTGTATTCGCCATCTAACGGACAACGAAGATTATAAAACTTACCTGCCTCTATAATAGATTCAACAGCCATCTGTCCTACCTTGTTAGCTCTACATTCTGATACTTCTATCTGCCATTCATCGTGAATGTTAGCTACAAACTTATGAGGTGTACTGCTAAGATTTAATCTATTAGATAATATTTCTAAACCTTTCTTCATAACAATAGCACCTGCTCCCTGTAATAAAGTATTCAAAGCTGCATGATTGTTTCGTATAAAAAGCTTTCTACCATCTAACCCTTTAAGGAATTTTTTTCCTGCTGCTCTTGTAACTCTATCTCGAAGAGATTTAAATGCAGGGTTATTATCGAAGAAATATTCTCTAGCTCGTCTACCATCTGACGTATTTCCTTCGACCACTTTTCCAAGCTTCTCATCTCCTGCACCGTACATGAGTGCATAGATGAATGTTTTTGCCTGATTTCTTGATTTAAGTTTTGCAGCTTTTTGATTAGCTGTGTGTATATCTCCATCTAATATCTCCTTAATATAAGTTTCATCGTCCATGTAGTGTGCTAACATTCTAAGTTCTAGTCCACTAGCATCTACTCCGAGCAGTACGTTGCCTTCATCGACAACCCAACAAGCCCTACATTCTTTTCCATATGGACTGTGAACTGATGGTACTTGAGCCATGTTAGGATTTCTATGTGTCATCCTTCCAGTAATAGCTCCATTAGGTATGACAAATCCGTGTACTCTTCCATCGTCTTTAACAGCACTGACCCAAGAATCAACCTGTGCTATACGTTTCTGTATTAATAAAAAGTCTGCTATAAGTTTAGCTTCACGTATATGTGTAACCTCTGATAAAGTTTTCTCATCTACAATAGGTTGACCTGTAGGTGTAAATCTTTCAGGCTTCCACCCGAAATCAATTAGGTATTCACCTATCTGTTTACGAGAACCGAGATTAAAGTCTTGCAGTGTCTGTCTCATAAACGGTTCATAGTTCATGGTGTTTAAACACCTTTCATATTCATCATCGGTTAAGCCACGTTTAGATAGTTGCCCATCCTTTCTAATGTATGGAGTTACTAATTTAGTATCTACCCACTTAGGTTTAAAAGTATTATGAACTTCATCTTCTATCTGTTGTTTCTTTTCTCTTAGCTCTGCTAATAAAACTAAAGCTGATTGCATGTCAAACTTAAACCCATTAACTTCTTGTTGTTTAATAATCTTAGCAACTGCTTGTTCAAGATTAATACAACCTTTACTAAATCCTTTGGATTCATTACGTAAGTTTTTATATACTAAAGTATTTAAGGTTACATCACGAACACAGTACTCTAACATTTCATTAGAATAATTTTCATAGTCATCAAACTCAATCTTAGCAAGACCTAAACGGAAGCCCCAGCTTTCTAAGCTATGACCTCCATCTCGGTTAGGATTAAATAGTCTTGATAGTACAAGAGTATCTATTACTTCTTTCTTACTGAGATCAACACCTCCAAACTTTTGAACCATTGGTATGTCAAAACCAATAATGTTATGTCCAATAAGCCTGTCTGCTGTTGCAAGAAATCTATATCCCTCTTCTAATTTATGAGGAGGGAATTTAAATATCTTACCTGTCTCGGCATCTTGAGCTACAATACAATGTACAAGAGTTGCTTGTAAATCGTCTGTCTCAATATCAAATACTAAATCCATAATTAAAATGCCTCATCTGCTGACGGGTCAAACTCTATGTCCTCATCCGTTAGCTCTGTTAATCTACCTGTCTCTGCATCATAGATAACTCTAGCTGCCATACCTACATCACCTGTGTATCTTGATTTAAGAATACGCAGTCTTGTAGTTCTAGCCTCATCAGGGTCATCTGATTGTTGGTTACGTTCCAATGCAATCACACAATCTGATAGTTGACCAATACTATTTGAGCCACGTAGGTGAGAGAGACTTACTTCAATTCCATTCTCATGTCCTTTGTTTCCATCGACACGTCTAAGATGAGACACAAGAATAATCCCTGCACCTGTCTCTTCAACTAAACTTCTAAGTCTAGTCATAATAGTATCAATGGCTCGTCTCTCATCACCTTCATGTACTGCACTTACTAACATGTGCAAGTGGTCTACTACCACCCACTTACAGTCGCAACCTATAATCATAAAGCGTAGCTTGGTAAAGATATCATCAATGTCGTTAGTACCAAAGTGTGAGTGAACCCATACTCTGTTCTTATTTTCACCATCGTACAAGATGTCAAACATCTTATCAAGTTCTTCTTTAGAAAACTTCTCACGTTCTTGATCAATGTATAACCTAGCGTTAGCTTCAATAGAAAGTATACCGTCAATGGTACGTCTCCAATCTTCTTCTAATGCTATAATACCTACGTTGTCCTGTGTTTGTTTCACAAGCCAATGCTCTATCTCTCTGGTTACACTAGACTTACCAAGTCCTGTTCCACCTGTAAGAGTTACAAGCTCACCCTGTCTTAAGCCATACAGCTTTTTGTTGAGTCCTTCATAAGGATAAGGTATGCTTTGTTTCTTCTCACGATTGTGAAACTTCTCACGTTGCTCTGTAACATTGATAACACCTGATGGT